GTCAGGAGTTCCTGACTGCATTTCGTAGACACACGTACAATACGTGTCTATCAAATTGCAATCTGTGCAATGGTTCATTCCAAACCAATGCACATCATCAAACACATTTCCAGGTTTGATGAGTTTTGGGATTTTGTTTATATTTACAAAGCCCACCAGTTCCCTTACTGGTTTGACTTGCATTTTACATTTAATTGTAGTAAGTGATATACAAAATTCTGATTCCTCACTCAGTGAATCAGTTGGGAAGTTTTGTTGACTGACAAAATCGCGGTAAATACCGCTTAGTCCACACATTTAAGCCTTTAGCATTTAAGGCAACTTTCCTTTTCCTGGTTTATTTACATATGGTATCCAAAAATGTGTGTAATTTTGCTTTTCTCCGAAAGCAGATTTAAAACTGCTTGTGTCATTTTAAATGGGGTTGACACAGGCCCCATTTGGCCTTTAGGTTTGACACTCGAATGTCTCAGGTAGTATTGCATACCTGTGACAAACTTTGTCACCATTACCTATTTTGTCGCCCAAGTATTTCTCCTTCCATTCAAGAACGGAATCTTCATAAGTGACCACTAATTGAGTACATAAATGAGTTATGCCCGTCTCTCTTGCAACTTGTTGCATTTGCAGACGACGCATTTCATATACATGTTCCCCGTGGTTGGCCCACTCGCGCAGTGCTGTATCAATATTCAACGCACACGCATACTCAGGGGTGTTCACCACTCCCTTAGGACGCATATACATGTGAAGCATTTTAAATATGGATTTATCCACTAATGCTCCTACGTGCACCTCCTTCTTTGGGCAATAAACACTTTTCCGTTTGAGAAACTCGAAGTCCTCTGGTGGTAGAAAATCCACCAACTCACTTTCCTTATCAGGCATGGTGTAAGTTTGACCATATTCGGCTAGAAACTCAGAAGCTCCCTTGATTGTGAAATTTTTAGTCTTTCCATTCACAGAACCGACATTGTCATCTCCATATGTCAACAATGCAACGTTTTCTCGAAAGTCCTCGTCCCAATGTTCTGGTTCTATATAAAAATAGACACGTAAATTCACACTACCACACAACCCATTCACTATTACTGTAATTGAATTGCCTGATATGTGGGCACCTTCTATAAGCCCGATCAGATCACCATTGTACGCAATGTACGCGAATACAACATCTGCTGTCATTGCCTCCATAATATCAATATGTTCCTGCGAGTAGTCACACTCCTTTGCAAAATCAATTAACATACGAAATGCGGCAAATATCAGTTGTGATGGTAACTTCTGATCATACTTACCATAATCCCCGCCTATTAGTCTGTCTTTCCCAAACTTAAAAGCGTGATCATGCATTTCCTGCCATTCAGGGCCGTGGCTATTAATTCCTACGGCACACTCTGAAACGAGTGGATTCATTTGCATGACTCTCATCACGGGTAAATAGTACTTCCGCAACAAAAATGTCAATGCAATGGGATTGCTAAAGAAAATACGACATTTGGGTTTTGCCAATATTTCATCCTTTTTACAGGCTTTAG